ACAAACGCCCGAGCGCCTGAGCCTGAATCCGATGCGTCTGGCAGCGTTGCTACAGTGAAGTTGGTCGTGGCCGGGATGATTGTGGTGCTTGAAAGCTGCGTCAGGCTACTCTGCACCGAGTTAAAAAACAGGCGCAGGACCTTGCTGTACTGGTCGTGGTGCGTCTGAGAATACTCAACCGGCGCAAACGGCAGCGCTGGTGGTGGTGTGACTTGAATCTTTGCCATGACTACCTTCTGCCATCAGGACGAATATCGAGTCGGAAAGCACCCATTTGCCACGCCACACCAAGGCCAGTACTCTCCACGCGCATGGCCAACTGGCGACCGCGCACTCGTGTAAACACTTGGCCCGTGAACTCTTCAATCGGCAGGACTGCGGTGCGTGTGATGCCTGCGCTGTTCGATCCACCGACCGATGCAGGGTTTGTGACGCCTGAGCCGGAGTTCTTCAATGGCAGCAGGGTCATGGTCACACTTGGAGATGGGCCGTTGGTGGAGCCACGGAATGTGATGTCTGGCAGCACCCTCCACACGAAGGAGAAGTTGTGGCCGTCGTCCAAGTCAAACTCTGCGGATGAGATGTATGCTGGCATTGGGACCAGTGTTTCACCTGTGCCGTCGTCGTTTCCGACTTCGTGGTTCACCAAGTTGTTTGCGTAGGTCGCAGCAATCGGGCCACTTTGGAGGCCGCTGTCAAGCCACGCCGTGCGACCCATTTCTCCGTAGTACCAGATGTCTTCTGCGTAGTTGTAGACCACGTACTTGTCAATCTGCACCGAGTTTGCCGAGCAATAGAACCACCAGACCTCGTTAAAGCCTTCATTTGTTCCACAGCACACCTGTTGCATTTGAAGTTGATTGATGTCGTCGAAGATGTACTGGCGAAGATCGCAGCGCAGCGTCTGGGTGCGACCGTCGTACTTGTAGAACTTGTCCAGTCCCATCCAGTACGTCACGCCAGACGCAATCGACATTGCGTTGGGTCCAGCGATTGAGATGTTGTCGCCTATGATCTGCGCACCCCAGACAATTGGAGCACCCAGATACTGCAGCGAATACAACGCTGTGTCCGTCCAGACCAAGACTTCTTGGCGAGACTGGATGGTTCCAATGATTGAGGAGCCCAAAGAAAGGCGAATGCTGCCCGCCTGCGTTGTGGCCGAAGGCGTCCAGTCCAAGAAGCTCTCTTGGTCAGACCAGCGGATCAGCAATGGGTCCAGCGTAGCAGAGCCCAAGTCGGTCGATCCAAGCGCAAACACAAAGCGGCTGACATCAGACACCAAGACCACGTTTGCCTTGGTCGGGACATCAGAAGCGCCCATCATGCCTGCAATGTTTACACCGCGATTGGAGGTCACCCCTGCACTTGCATCCCAGTAATACAAGCCACCGCCACGAGGGCAGAAGATCAGGTCTTCACCAAAATTGCTCTGGCTCCACAAACGCAGGGAGTCGGATGAGGACACACCTACACCCCATGCACCAAGACCCCAGCCTCCAGCGCCCCAGCCCGTCAAGGGAGACTCAAACACAGGGCCTACGTTGATCTGGTACGCCGCAGTGACTGTGCCGCCGCCAGTGGCTGAAGAGGAAGCGTTTGATGCGGCTGTGATGGTGTAGCTGGTACCAATGTTGTACGTGATCTGGTACTCGCCATTGAGCGACAGGCCACCAACGGCTGTTGCACCGGAGAAAGTCACGTAGTCACCGTCCACATACCCGCCAGCGGCGTCCTCCACCTCAACAATGGGAGAGCCGGACGTGGTGGTGAATGGGTTGGTCAAGGTCTCCGTGTCGCGCAGCGGCGTCACGTCGTAGTAGTTGCCGCCTTGGCTGATGTAGAACTTGAGGTTTGTGCCGAGGCCAATCAGGTTGTTGCCGCCCAGCGTAACCCAGTTCCACAGAGAACGGCATACACCCAAGAACGTGCTCGAAGAGCGACGAACCCAGCCACCAATCTTTTCGGGCGTGCCGGAGCGAAACCGCACCTTGTCGCAGTCATACCACCCAGCAGCAGCGTTGGCCACTTGAATGTTGCCACCACCACCCAAGGATTCAGAAGCGTAGCGGGTGTTTTCCCGCGAAACGCCTGATCTAAACAGTATTCGCTTGAGCATCGTTTACCTCAGTTTTATGGCATTTTCGCATTTAACTCAGGAACAGCGCAATCTCAGCCTTGCGGCGGCGAACCAGACCCGGCAAGACTTTACCCCCGGCCTTGGACCAAGACATAAACGCTTCGGCTGCACCCGCCCAGTCCCCTCGGTTGGCCCTCATGCGGATGGTGCTGCGCTGGAGGTTGCCTAGCCCGAAATTGAAGGATATAGAGACCAGAGCGTCAAAGCTGCCTTGACGGCCAACCACGCCGGGAACAAGTCGTAGAACACCACGTTCAAAAGTTGCGACATCTTCTCGGAATAACTCGTCGATCTCTGCTTTCGTCCAGACACGGTTGTCCTCCGGTTTCAGTGGGAACTCACTGCGGATCATTGGAATGTCGGCTTTGGTCTTGCCCTCTGGCCTAACCACGGGCAGCCTGATCTGCTCTTGGTACAAGACGTGGCCGTAGCCAATCGTCCAAATGTGGGCTGGGCAAAGGTAGGGCCGAGAGCGAAAGCCCTCGTACTTGTGCATCAAGTCTTCCCCGGTTTTGCTCAGCTTCATGGCTTTTTCTCACACTTGTCGAAATGATACCGACGCATGTTACCTCCACCGCCCTGTAGGCCGCAGTGCGGACACTGCACAACCTCGCGCTTACCCTTGCAGGCGCTACTCAGTTTTGCGCGAAATTCTGGATTGGCAAGACGCTTGATTGCTCCGGCAACGTAGGGAAGGCCATCGCGCTTCGTACCTTTGGCTTTCCCGTACTTATCTTTTCGCTCTTCTGGCGTCAGTCTTTGCATTACTGTTTTCATGTGAAAGTCATCGCGTTTTGCGTGATGCGCATCGCCCGACGGAAAGCCAACGGCGGAAGGTTTGCAGTTCATGGTTTGCTTATAAAAGCAGTCTAAAAACGCTTGCTCCAGCTCCCTTGCTTGGATGGCAGACTCGGCGCAGGCCAAAGTTCTAAACTCAAAACTTTGTTCGCCGTATTTGTTCCAAGCATTTTGCAAATACTTGCTGTGGTGCCGCCCGCCGCGCAGGTAAGTTTTGTGCTCCTTAAACCTGCGGCGCAAATTATTGGCACTGCCAACATACCCTACGTTTGTCGGCACATGGACTATGGCGTAAACCCCGATCATTTTGCTTTCTTATCCCAGTTTCTTGACCCAAACCAAAATCCCACGATCCCGCCCAGCATGGCCATTTCGTCGCTGGAGAAGATCAAATCAGCGTACTTGATGACATCATCAATGCTGGTGACCAAGTGTGGGTGGTTCCACAGGTAGACAGCCATGAATGCGTTGATGGCCACCAGCTCAAGCACGAAGATGTAGGTCACTGTCGGGCGCACCGTGCCCACGTAGCTGGAGACCCATGTGGAGGCCTTCTCCAGCACCTTGGCGTCATGCTCCAGCGCCGCTTCAGTCATCTGCGCTTCGGTCTGCATTGCCACCTGCTCGGTGCGGATTTCTTCGATCTTGGCCTGCGCAGCAAAGCCAGCGGCTGCCAGTTGGAGTTCACGCTCGGTCTGCATGCGAGCCAGAGCCAGCTCGTGCTTTTGGTCAGCTTTGTTCTGGAAGTACTCCAGCAGTTTTGGCAGGCCGGAGATCAGCAAACCTCCGAGAGTTGAAATGAGTGAAAGCATCAGTTACCCCTTTTTGTCAACATGGCGCTGGCGATCTCCAGCATGAATTTTACTTGTTGGAGGTCTTGCGGGGGCTCTGTCCAGCCCACGGTAATCTGCCCAACAAACCTGTAGCTATCCGGTGGCACGCTCACCCGGCAGGTATATGCCACACCCTTTTCCAAGTACCACAGGCCAACTTCAGACTGCGCGTAGCGATATTCCCCGCAAGGTATCTCGTTGGTCATCAACCGCACCACGTCCGAGTTGTTGGATGCGTTCTGACTGAACAACCCCACGTCGATGTCTTCGATGCTCTTGTCCCTGCCGTCCTTTGTATATGCCCTGTACAGCACCCGGCTGTTGAACAGCGGGTTGACCTTGAACACCGCAACGACTGTAGCCCCGGTTTTTTTCATCAGCATCGAACCAACATCATCTGCCCTTGAGGTATTGATCTCCGGCAACTTTTGGGACTCTTTATAGGCATCCCTCATGAATTCTTGGTTCTCCCACAGGAAGTATCCGGCAAAGGCCACAATGCCCATCACAAGGATGGCAAACAGCTTAAATGGCGAGTCCACATAAGACAGCACCTTGTCAAGCGTTGTATTGGCGTTTGGCTTTTCTTCGCTCATCGCAAATGCTTCATGTAAAGAACAATGCCACCAACTAAAAGCCCTGCCAAGACAATGACTGCCGTACCGATAGCAATGTATTCTGCAAGGTCTTCAAGTTGTTGTCTGCGCCTTGCTGCTTCACGCAAAGCAGCTTCTTTGGCTTCTCTACGCTGCCTTGCTGCTTGGGCTTGGAACTTGATCCAGTCATTCCACATACCCGGTCTGCCAGCGTAAACCATGCGCTCCCGTAATTCTTCTTCCTGCTTGCGCAACTGCTCCAGCGCCATGAATTCTTCAAGGTCTGAGCCTCCACCCTTCTTGTT